AGAAATAGGCGCTAATAGTTTAAGGGACTGCGATAATAATGACAATACTGCGGCAGGCTATCAAGCAGGTCTCGCGCTAAGCTCGGGGGCGCGTAACTCAATTCTAGGAAGTTCAGCCCTTGAAAGTTCTGCTAATTGTAATGATACCGTAGCTATTGGTTTTCAATCTTTGCAATTGCTTGGAGGTGTCTCAACCTCAAACGTGGCAGTTGGTAGTCAAAGTATGCAGAATGCGAAATTAGCCAGCGGTTGCGTCTCTATTGGATTTCAAAGCGGCTTATCACAAGAAACCTATGTTGGTTGTACATTTTTAGGAGCGCAGGCTGACGCGAGCGTTAATTTTCTAACCAACGCAACCGCGATAGGGGCGGGAGCAATTGTTTCAACCAGTAACTCCATTGTTTTAGGTAATGGTGTTGCCAGTGTCGGTATCGGTACTTCTGCGCCACAAAGCAAATTACATGTGGTGGGTGATTTACGCCAACAAGGCATTCCAAGCGGCTTTCCTCAATCTAACTGGATTCAGAATCAAGTAGGATTGCAAACCGTTAATATTACAGGATTAGGCTTTGATATTCCTGTTCCTAAGTCACCGGCAGGCGCGTTATTTATCAAGATAAAGATAGCGGCCATCAGTTTAACCTCTAATACGATGGGTGTTGCAGAATCGACAGCGGGCGCTTTCTGGAATGGAACTGCTGTGCAATTTGCAGGTGGTGTAGCGCCAGTCATCACATTCCAAAGTGATGTTGGTTTTGAGGGCACAGCTCAGTGGACCACAAGCTTGTCAGGTGTCGTGTTAAGGCTCACCTCAACTTCAGCCACGGTTAACTGGGTCGTTACCTACGAATATTTTGGCGTAACTAAGACTATATGAGTACATTATGACAACCTACAATCAATTAATTAATGATGTTTTATTGGAACTGAATCGCAACGATGCCGATACCACTGCGGCATTGCCTCGCATGATAAGTGACGCTCAAAACGTCCTATCCGACAAGATTAATAACCTAGGTTATGTGCAATATGTAAATGGCGCATTTATTCCCGGACAGAATCTTTATGAAAAGCCAGGGCGCTGGAGAGCTTGGGAAACCTTTAACTTTGGGAGTGGTGCGGGTAACAACACTAAGAACATCGTTGAGATAAAAGTAATGGAATATCTAACGGTTTATTGGCCAGATGCCACACAGTTAGCGCCACCTCAATTTTATGCAGATTATGGCTACACACATTTCAAGGTAGCGCCAACCCCAGACCAAGCTTATCCTTTTGAGTTAGGGTATACCGAATTACCCCAACCCTTAAGTGCTATCAATCAAACCAATTGGTTTACCGATTTCGCGCCCACTTTATTGTTCTACGCAACGCTTTTGCAAACCCCAGGATTCTTGAGAGACCCTGAGCGCTACGGAGAATGGAAAGCCTATTTTGATGAAAACTTAGATGCCATTAACAGACGTGATTTAACCCGTAAGTTTGACCGAGGAACCGAAAGGAATGCGGACTGATGGCGGGTAAATTATTTCCCATTATTTCTCGTGCGGGTATCAAGAAAGACGGTACCCCCTTTTCTTCGCAATACTATAATGATGGTCAGCATTGCCGTTTTTATAGAGGGCTGCCTCGTAAGATGGGTGGCTATAAACAACTCATTGGTGGTTTACCTAATCAGCCGCGCGGCATATTCGTTTTCCCTAGTACGCCTAATTTTAATGTTTATTTTGGAGATTTCCAAAGTTTAAAGTATTTCACCATCGACCAGGATGGTAATCGGTTAACCGGCCTTATAGATATTACGCCTGCGGGATTTATTCCAGACATTAATAACACTTGGCAATTTCAAACCATGTATTCAGCCGTCAGTGATGAAAATTTAATTATTGCTTATGCGGGAACGAATTTAGAGTCCATCACCAATGTGAATGAATCCAATATTTATGCAGGCCCTATCAATAATCCCGCTCCATTGTTACCGATTGGCAAGACAACGGCGGGCGGCATATTGGTCTTGCATCCTTATTTATTTGATTTTGGAAACGATGGCTTTGTTCGGATTTCATTGGCAAATGACCCCAATACAGAATTTGAAGAAGTTCGCGTTACGGACCAAAAGATAGTCTATGGCTTACCAACCCGTGCAGGTAACTCTTCTCCGGGTGGATTGCTTTGGTCCTTGAATTCTTTGATTCGGGTGACACAAGTCGGCACCAATGATGTTATTTGGAAGTTTGATACGGTTACCAGTCAAAGCTCTGTACTATCTTCTAATTCAATTATAGAAATGGACGGAGTGTACTACTGGTGTGGAATTGACCGGTTTTTACAGTACGCTGGGGCTGTCACTGAAATTCCAAACCAAATGAATTTAAATTATTTCTTTTTACATTTAAATTATGCGCAGCGTCAAAAAGTCTGGGCGACCAAGGTGCCGCAATATGGAGAAATCCATTGGCATTTCCCCATTGGGGATTCAGAAGAATGTAACGCAACAGTTATTTACAACGTTCGGGAAAAGTGTTGGTATAACACCAGCATTCAAAGGGGTTGCGGGTATTATGAGCAGGTATTTGCAGATCCTATTTGGGCGGACACCGGCCTCAATGGCGCTGATTATGCCATTTGGCAACATGAATCAGGCGTTGACCAAAACATTGATGGCGAACTAACCGCTATCCGCTCTTATTTCCAAACCGGGGATACATCTTTTATCGCATTAGGGCCAACCGGACAATGGGCAGGAGATGACAGAGAGGTTAGCTTATACCGAGTAGAGCTGGACTTTATTCAGGACGGAAATATTACCCTCACTGTTAGAGGTAAACCTTACGCAAGGAGCGAAGAACGAATTTCACAAAATTATATCTTTGCGCCACTTGATGAAAAGATAGATTTAAGAGAACAGCAAAGAATTATGTCTTTCAGATTTGAAAGCAACGAAGTTGGTGGTTTTTATGAGATGGGTCAAACGTTGTTGTATCTCAGAACAGGAGATGGACGACCTTGATGCAACCCATAAACACTACCCTACAAGAATGGGCGCAATCGTTAATTGTGGATTTTCCCTACGATAACGTGCCCATTCTATTAGAAGATACCGAGTGGAAAGAATGGGGTAACTTTTTAGGCGCGGAATTAACTTTTGCGGATAACGCAATACCGCCGACTGATACCTACACCACCTGGGACACATGGGCGAATGACGTTTATTTATGTCTTTCGCAATTGCAATTTTAAATAGGAGTTATGAAATGAAAACTTTAGTTAAATTGTCACTGGGTTTATTACTCTTGTGCAGCGCTGTGGCGCATGCTGAGTTAAAACCCTACGTTGGTCTTAATATGCAATTTCATCAAATGAAATTCAAAAGTACCGAAAATAAAATCAACTACTCAAATTCACCTCAAGGTGATTTCATTGTGGGTACTTACTTGACAGACAATATCGCTGTAGAAGCCGGCTATAACGTGCTGTCATGGGAATTCCCCCATTACCAACGCTTCACCTCTTTTTCTTACGAAAAGATGGTGGACGCAACCCATAAGCTTCGAGGGCCACATCTAGAGGTTCTTGGAATATTGCCCATCACAGAAAATTTAAGCGCCATCGCAAGCGTTGGGGTAGCCCACCTTAAAAGCTCTTGGAACGTTGACGGCCTAAGTTATGTGAAAAAGGAGCAAACCCATAAACAGCGGACCATTCTTAAATCTTCTGCTGGGTTTAGATATTCGATAACTGACTCTGTGGCGCTCAGAGGCGTTGTGGGCGTCCTGGATACAAAGAGGTTTACCCTTAAATCCGATACTTTCAATGTCAAGCCTAAGCTTAACCACTTTACCAGTGTAGGGGTTGAGTTGAAGTTTTGAGCTACCACAAAACAGTAGTGGAATATAGTACAGTGTTTAAGGTAAAATGTTCGTAATATTTTGAGAGGGGTGTCACCATGTTTAGCAATGATAATTCTGCGATGTATCCAAGCGGTGCACCCAGCCAAGGTATGATGTACGCACAACCTTATCCCGGTCCTAATCCAAACAATACTCCTGCTCCCATGCAATACGCAGGGGGCGGGAGCGTTGCGCCCCGTCAAGCCGAAATGGTGCGCTCCATGGGGCAAAGGGGCGACAATGTATTGGCTTATATTAATCCACGTGAAGCCATGCATTTGGCTAAAAACCACGGGATGGACATTAACCCTCATACGGGTCTTCCTCAGTTTGGCTTATTTGATTCCATGAAAAATTATGGGAATCAAGCCTACAATTATTTATCGCCTTATGCCAGTCAGGCATATGGTATGGCTAAGAATTATGGAACCGGCCTTGTAAGTCAAGGCTTAGGGGCTTTGGATAAAGGCGTTGGTTATGCGTTGCAACCTATTGGCGCTCAAGTCGGCACTTATTTAGGGGGCACTTCTGGCGGCATGCTAGGGGGTGCTGGTGGAAAACATCTAAGTAGCATGTATGGCAATTCAGGCGGTATGCAGGGCGCTTTTGACAGATATATGGGTGGCAAACCTATTATGGGAAATGCTAGCCCGACCTCTGTTGCTGGCAGTATTGGAAACGCCATGTATGACAAGGTAGGCAGGCCGCTTTTAAATGAAGGCTTATCCAGAATGGACCAAGGGGTCAGCGAATTCTTGCCTCGTTTTGGCGAACATATGGGCCAGCAAATGGGTGGTGGTGCTGGTGGAATGCGCATAGGCAATGATATTGGCCAAATGGCTGCCAACCGTTATAACGGTATGGGTGGAATGGCCGGTCAACAAGGCAGAATGGAAGGAATGGCGGGCATGGCCCCTCAAGTTCCGGCTTTTGCTGAAGGTGGATTCTTTTCAGGAATAAGTAATATGTTTGGTGGTCCAACGCCGCCTCCTTTACCGCCTCGTCCTTACGCAATGCCGGGTGGAATGCATCCTTATATGCCAGCGCCTGCGTTGCCTCCTCGTCCACCTATGGGTATGCCTAATTTGCCACCCCCTCCCGCAAGAGGTGGGTTAGGGCCTAACGGAGCTGTTGGTATGCAAGCGCCGCCGCTTCCTTCTTTTGCGGAGGGTGGATATAACCACGGCCACTACCACACTCCTGACAGAGATTTTTTTTTTGATGAACCGCTAGCCTTTAAACGGGGTGGTGCATTAAAGCATCGTAAGATGAATAATATCCATGATGTGGCAGAACGTCTTCATTCTCATGCTGAGGGTGACGATAAAGTTTTAGCGCACATTAATCCTCGTGAGGCTGAAGAATTATCTTATTCTCAAGGCCAAAGCTTTAACGAAGAGACCGGGTTGCCGCAATTTGGTGGCGTTTCTAATCTCTTTAGAAAAATCCGTAAAAATAAATTCTTGAGAAAAGCGTTACCTCTTGTTGGTTCTGTTGTTGGCTCTGCTATTGCGGGACCTTCTGGAGCCTTAATGGGTGGCGCTTTAATGAAATCTATGGCGCATAAGAATCCTTTAAAGGGTGCGGCACAAGGGGCCATTATGGGTGGCGCTTATGGTGCGCTGGCGCCGATTGTGGGTAATGCTATGGGCATATCTCCCACCAGCGGCATTGGTAATGCGCTTTCTTTA